AGCAATAATAACTTTATTAGTAGCAGTGGATACCTCATCATATTCTTCTTTTCTATCGACAACTTTCATTCCTCCTGATACAAATACTGCATCATCTAATCGTTCTACAAGAGCATGTCCTGCATTGATACGATCAACTAGAATCAAAGTATTACCTGATTGTTGTATCGAATCAATTAAACTAGCCATCTTATCTAACCGTTTATCATCACTAAGCAAATGCTTTAGTTCACTTTGGTAGTTACTGAATTCTTGTTCATCTTGTAACTGTACCACATTAACATGACACTTAGCAAGTACTCCTTTATCTTGCAATTCTTTTGCAGATAACTTATTAATCACAGGTCCCAGACTTACTTGTAAAGCAATGTTTTCATATCTTGCTTTAGGCACTGTTCCTGTTAGTCCCCATCGAATAGGAACGTGAGACATCACACCAGTTAAGAGTTGCTTTAATGCATCTGCTTTAGCCATGTGTACTTCATCTACAATAACACAGACTACTCCTTCGATAAATTCATCGATGGTGCATTCTACTTCGCCCCTCTTAGTATTCTTTAGCAGAATGTTTAAAGACTGCCATGTACATATAGTATGCTGTTTGAAATATTCTTTACGATCACCGAAGTATACTCCTACATCTAAGCCCATGTTGATGTAGTCTTCTTCTGTTTGTGATACTAAACTTTTGTTAGGTACAATTACAATACTACGACCATATGATTCTACACTTTTACTCAGTGCGGCTGTCATAATAGTCTTTCCTGCCCCTGTAGCCACTTCTTGTATCGATTGAGGGTTCTTTAAGAACTCATTAACAACTTGAACTTGATAGTCTCTAAGTTCAATAGATTGCCCCTCACAGACATGTCCTTTAGGCCATAGAACATCTTTGAATGTATCTTTCTCAACTTCTGTAAAGTTGAATTGCGTTTGATACTCACGCATGTCTTCCAATTCAATTGTATAATTCAATTCTTCTAAGATTGGAATAATGTCTTCTAATAAATTTATAAATGTGGAACCAGCAAGGCTACAATAACTAACCTTGCCGTTCCATCTTCCCAACTTAACACTGGGCATATATCGTGCACCAGGAACCTCAAACTCAAACTTTTGCATTAGTGCCCTACGAGCATCTAACTCAAGTCCATCAATCTTTAGATTGACTTCATCTTTAATTTTTAGTGTTGCGATTCCGGGCATTCGATTAAGGCCTATATTGTAGTGTTAAGAAGTACTCTAATCCACCTGCTCGGTAGTTAGGTACCATTTCAAATTCGTCATCTAGTATATCTCTTATAGTAAAAGATAGCAAGTAGTTCGGAAATGATTTCTCAACTTTGTAGTCAAGTGAACTAACATCATCTAACATTTCAGTACCATCATATGCACCAGGCTCTCTATTGAATAGTCCAGTGTATCTGAATGTGATATCAAATCCCTCTAATTCTGTTGTAGATGATATGATTGCTTTGTACTCAGGGACACGTGGCTGATCAGAGTTAGTATAACCTAACTCGACACCTATGTTTGTAGTATTAAGTCTTTCGACAACAAAACTATTTGTGTATCTAACACCTTCAGTATCATATGATCCAGTGTTGACAAACTGTGAGTCTGCAAAACTGTAATTAATACCTTCACTGAATTTGTATTTGAATACTGTAAAGTTCTTGTATCCAACCTCTCCACCAAATGCTTCTTCAGGATCTAAATTAGGGTTAGGAGCAGTCCATGCATCACCATTCAATTCATAAAGAGTTGGGTTACGATATGATGTTCCAACACTACCAAACCAATCATTAGATTCTGCACCTAGACGATATACAAATGCATCTTCACTTAAACGTAGACCTATGTTAATAGGCTCGTAGTTCAGCAATGCATACGCAGAGATAGAGTCTTGTGACATGTCTTCATACTTTTCATATTCAACAGTTGCACCATAGATATTGCTCCCAACGGTATGTCTAGTGTCTGCATAAAACCTTTCTGCATCACTCTTATATGTTTCTACACTTTCTGTTTTATAGTTAGCATTATTAAATGTGTAACCAAACGTGTAGTTGTCATTCCTTGCTGATAAGGAACCTTTGTCTCCGTTCTGAACGCAATCATTTGACTGTGAAAAAGATGCTGTATAACAATTATCATAGTCATATTCATATGTTGTTCCAGTCACATTTACTTTCCAGTCACCAAATTCTTTTTGTCCTTTGACTGATAAATTGTTATAACTATCTTGTTCATCGTTGTCAGTTCTTACACTATCATTCTTTGCATCAAAGTAAGTGATGTTTAAACCACTACCTGTGTGACTTAATAATGTATTGCTACCAAGTCTAAGAATCGATCCGTCTTTAAGATCATCAGTGATGAAAATAGAACCGCCTAAACTACCCGAGCCATATAAGACTGAGTTAGGACCGTTTACTATTTTTACTTTTTCATTACCAGTAGAAAAATCATGACCGAAATCATACCATCCACTACCTGCATCGTTTGCCGGGACACCATTTCTAAAAATAGTTGTGTGGATTGTTTGTGTTCCTCTTTCTGTGTAACCTAAAAAAGAACCATATCCACCTGAAGTTGTTGCTTCGGGTATAATTGATTCTAATACATTAACATCAGTCGAAGGATCCGATTCTGTTTCATATATGGTTGCGCCTATTACTACAATTTCCTCAATCTCTTGTGCTTGTAGTTTATTTGCTACAAACATTAACATCATTACTGCAACTATTGCATAGAATGGTGAAAAGTTAATGTGAAAATTTTTATCTGTTGTGTTCATTTTACTGATATTGGTCTCCCGTTTGTTATGATTATTATTTTGCCATTTTGATTATCGCCATGACATTGTTCTGGTTCTACTATAGAGTTAAATTGCACTAACACAGGGATAGTTTTTTTCTTGTCTGATTCTTCAATCACATCAAACAAAAGTGATTCACCCTTGGCTCTGTGCATATCTAAATTATGCTTTTGAAATGCTTCTCGGCACTCTCTAAATATCCCCATCTGAGATGACTCAGATTTTGTGTGATATGATCTATTCTCAGGAGTTCCTCTTCCCAAGGCTAGATCAGTTACACCCAACTTGACTAACCAATTACACCAATCGTTTATCTTATCTATATCACATTCTACGATATAGTTTGCGGCAAACTCAAGTTCAGGATTACCCTGAGTAATTGGTTTATCTACATTTATACCAAACTGTGAAATTTGATATAAACATTCTGGAGTGTTAGATAATGTTACGTCTGCAAGTAACTCATCCAACACTTTATTAGAACTTACTACTGAATACTCTCCGTCAATACAGACCAACGTTGGGTCTTTGTATTCTACGTTAGTTTGTTCTAATGTTTTAATTACGTCTTTTACTTCGTTATGATACACTGTCGTAAAATAATTAGGCAAGATATCATATGCTAACTTCAATGCATGAGTGCTAGGTTCTGCTTCATATCTTTTACGTTCACTTATCCAAGTCCATTGCTGAGTGTTATCTGTATAATCATCAACTGGAAAATAAGTTGTCATTTCTTTTCTGAATTTAGATATGAATTCTTTTTTGAATGGCACTCTGATAGTCATTTTACCAACACTATCGTCCCAGTCAACATTTGCATTAGTGTACTTGGGTAGACTTTCTACAACTATACACTTCCAAGGTAACTCAACTAAATTAGTAGAGTCATAACCGTTTGTTGCAAATTGCTTCCTATACTTATGTAAAAGTTTATCAAACAGTTCTGCTTGACCTGATGTAATTTGCTTTTTGTCATGCGTTAAGGATTGCATATTAGATATGAATTTGTAATCATAATGAGATAGACTAATGGAAGTGGTCATCATAAAAAAGATGACTTGTTCTTTAGTTGTAAAATCTATATTCATACTGATATTATACTTCCTTTTAACCTATTAACCTATTTAAACGGTAATAAAAAAGGGGCGACCTAAGCCGCCCCAAACTCCTGACACAGAGTTACCTCATCTTCATGCAAGTTGACTCGGCTAACACTTTCCAGTTGTTAACACCTGTCACTTTGAATAAGTCAGCAATCTTAAGAGCCATTCTCATTGAGATTTCTCTAAGTTTGTGAGCATTCTCTTCCATGAAGTCAAAGATTTCTTGACCTTGACCTTCGTTGAAGTCGTAGTCTCTGAACAGACCGCCTTCACAATCTCTGTCCACTTGCTTAATTCTAAGCATTTTATCTCTATCACTGTCGATAGTAAGATTTAAGAAGTGACACCTTGATTGAAGGGCTTCTAAGTGATCCTGCAACTTCTTAGACTTGATGTTTTCAAACTTCAAGTTAGTGATAAAGATACATGAGCCTTTGAACTCAAAACTGTTTGGGATACCTTCTCTATTAAGAAGACTAGAATCAGAGTTCCAGCAAATCCTTCTGCTTTTGCCTGAGTCAAGTGCCGCTTTAAGAATGTTAAGAGCAAGATCGTCCTGAAAAACAGAGTCACAGTCATCAAACACTAAGACGTTTTTAGAATCAGAATACTTGTAAAGTACTGCGTAAAGACCTAGAGCAGTCATTGCACCTTTGACAACTTCATACCTAGTTCTGCTATTAGTCAGTTGATCGAACAATGAAGCCTTCTCCATTTGTTGCTCAACACCATATGATTTACCTACACCAGGAGGACCTGAAACAATCATTGCTCTAATGTCCCCTGCGATAGTAGCCTTAGCCATATCGTCTAAGATGTTGAATCTAGTTTTGATTCTGTCCATTGCTTCTTCATCAGTCTCAGTGACTACTGGAGCAAGTTCTAAGTTAGCATTTGCCATAATAGGTTTCTCAGTTCCCCATGTAATGTCGTTAATGTTATTAACTTTGATTTTAACATTAGCAATTTGAACTTGGGGAAACTTACCGTCATTTTTGACAGTAATAAATCCACCTCGTTTGCCTTCTGCATAACCCTTGACCAATTCAAATGATTGATCAATGATTGGTTGATTTCTGTACTCTCCGTACTTTACTGTGATAGTCTGTGTCATATTTAACTCCGTTGTGTCAGTTTGTCGTTATAATGTAATTATACTACCATTTGGTAGCAATGTCAAGCCTTTGGGCAAACTTTTTTGAATTATTTTTGTTTGCTTTTTTACTTTTCATACTATCTATTATACGGAAAAAGGACCGAAATGTCAAGCCTTTTTACCATTATTTTGCCATTATTTCGCCTATAAGAATCAATAGGTTACGACTAATCTACTTGAATATCTTCCATTCCAGCAGTTCTGAGACGGACAATATGACCCATTTGCCACTGTTTTGCATCTAATCCTTTCATAATGCCCAAATACTTGTTTCTAAGCAGGGCTACTTCATTGATCAGATACTCAAAGTCTATGACTTCATCTTCACCATCTACATACTTTTCAGCATCACGTGAGGTCAATGCTCGTTGATACTTCTCTAAGTACTTTTGAAAGTGTGTTCTACGAATCTTACGTAGTTTGATATTAAGAAGGTTGAGCACCGCTTCAATCTCTTGTAATTGATTGAAACGATGTTCAGTTATGCCTGGCAGTGCTGATATATGTTTCTCAACATAACCAGTTACCATACAATCCTTTTTACTAGATAATAGTTCAGTTTCGTAATGTGCAATGAAGTCAGGTATTACTGACAGATCATGGCTAATACGTGTATACCAATTCAAGTAATACTCCTAATCCCAATCATCTTCGTTAGAATCATCATAGTCGTCCTCATCCTCTTCCCAGACTTCATCTTCGTCATCTGAAAAGTAAGATAAGGCTTCTTTGATTTTCTTATCGTCTTTAAAGGCTTTCTTAATTTCGTGTGCAGTCATACCTTCATCAATCAAGTGATTGACTAATACATCTGCCGCTTCGTGGACGTCACCGTCTTCAATTGAAGGTTTGATAACTCCCCACACTCTAGCCAAATCGTTTAAATTCATATGCTATTCCTCTACTGTCTCTAATGCATCGTCCTCAGTATTTACTTTGTCCATTGCACTTTTAACTTCAGAGTATTCTGCCATAAGATTATCTAAACAACCATCTTCATTTGCTTCCCAAGGCTTTCTAAACTTGAGAACTTCTTCGCCTGATTGAGTGATATACTTTAAACGATTACCTTGCTTAGTTAACAAGCCTGATTTCTCAAACAAGTCAACAAGACCTGAGTAAGGATTCATACCTGTTTCATAAGGAATCTTCACTTGCACACCCTCGAAAGGTTTTGCATAACGAGTCTTCATTACTTTACAGCCTGCACGAATACCTCTTACTTCAGAGATTTTATTCCCTGCCGCATCTTCTTTTAGTTTCATCTTCTTCATAGCAACAACAATACTTGATGCATAGATAA